TTCCTTTAATATTATATTCTGCTTTTTTCCCAGGTGAATGACATATCACTATCCTGTCATCCGGTTTAACTATTTCAATATCAGGCAATGTAATTGTATGGTATACCGGTATAAATTTTTGCAAACAATAATCATTCAGATCTGGCATGGCATATACTTTAATGTTATTTTTAATAGTATATTCGTTGCACCATTTATAATGCCTGCAAAAATTGGTATCGCTAAAAATAACCGCAACGGATTTAAAGTTTTTCTCTTTTAATTTTTTATATCTTTTCAATCCCCTCATACCTATAATTATTAAATGCTCTACATTTAATTCCTTGGTACATAGTCCGAACAATTTAGCATTTAATGCACGAGCAAGGTGTTCAGCTGCAAAATATTTTCCATGAGGTGCTAAAATTCCAATGCTCATTTAAAATTCCCGTATCCGTTGAATAATTTAATAGGCCGTTTTTTTAATTCCAATACCAATTTATTATGCCGGTCTATTGATACCCCTATGCGCTGCCAGTGAAATTGACAGAATAACGTATTGATATAATCAATAGTTCCATCGGCAATCATTTTTTCAAGAATATCATACTCCGCACCCTCGATATTCATTTTAATAATGATATTATCTTCTTTTTGGAAATTGTCTTTAATCCATTTTGAAAAATCAATGCAGGGTATTTTCTGTGGGTGTTCCTTATCAAGATTGCCTGTCCGCTTTTCTTTATAAACGGATGAACCTTGAACTACTGAGGGGCTTTTTTTGCTTATATAAAAATTTAACTCGCCATCATATATCCAGGCCGCACTACGGATAAGTTTAGTGTCGGAACCATAGTCAATATTTCGCACGTGTGAATTGCATTCAAAGGCATACATCTTACATCCAGCTTTATACATACTACTCTTTCTAAACCTTCTGACATATAACCCTCTAAATGCTCCAAGATCAATATATACATTCATTACAATCCCTTCGCTGCGTTACCAAATTCCTTATATATCGGAGCCGTATCAAGCCCCAATTCTCTAAAACCGATAAGATAATTATTGATTCTATCGTGCAATTTTAAAGGATAAGGAATTTTCGAGCCTTCGCAATGAAATAAGTGCATCCATACCATTTTTGGATGACAATAAACTTTCCTTCCTGCCTTGCGATACTTTTCCTGTATATATCCGGACTCTCCACCAAATCCGCGAAAACCAGGATTAAAACCTAACCATGAATCCCTGCGGCAAGCGAAAAAACCCGCGCCCATTGCCCATATCTCAACGGGCTCTTTGGGTAACTCCATTACCGCTTTACTCCAAATGCCCCACATATGCCCACGCCATACATTTTCCCAGGCAAGGGAATATTTAGCACAACCGGAATACATTAACGGGCCTTGATAAAAATTATCTCCCTCTATTTCAACATCAAGCGCCCCTGTTTTCATTAAAATATGCGAATCCATACAAAGCACAAATTCACCCTTCGCAACTTCAAATACCCTATTTTTCGCCGCGCTCACGCCCTGTACGTCTGTATGCAGTTCATACCTCACAACATCCCTGCCGTTATTTTTAATCCATTTAGCGAGAGCCTTATCGCCGAAATTATCCACGACTACAATCTCAGTATCCTTTAAATCGTGGTGCATCCGCAGGCTCTGAACCGTAAAAAACACCTCGGTGAAGTTGTTATAACTCGGCATGCCAATCGTCCACTTCATTGCGTCACCGCCCTTTCTAATCTTTTCTGTCGTTTTGGTCTCCCGCGTTTCTTTTTTTCCGCAATTTTGAAGTTAAACACTTTCCCGCTTATCGGTTCATTGCCAATAATACCATAGTATATCATGCGGTCAATTTTCATTCTGTTTTCAACCTCTACGGTATCATTCGGGAAATATTCTTTCCTGTCACTATCAACGAACCTTTTTTTTATTTTAAATGCTGGCATAAAACCCCTTATGCTTGAATTACGGTTGTGGTTGAAGTCGTTGGCGCGGCTGTCGTTGTCGGAACAGGTGAGGTCCTCCAAAGCCTGATTAAGTATAATTTATCCTTCTTGAAGATCCACTCATGATCCATCCACCGGTCGGCTGTTAATCTGTTACCCTCAACAAATCTGTATTGGTCAATCCTGACAGCATCACCCAGAACAGCTATTCCGCCCTCTTTTATAATTACATTGGTGGTTCCTGGATAAGTCGGGAGAATCGCCGATTCCGCCGCTGTCCAAATAAATCTCTCTTTTTCCGCCCATGTTAAACGACAATCCGCCTCTGCGTCAATAGGATATTCATTCGGTGCAACCGTTGTGGTAGGCTCTGCCGTTGTCGTTGTAGCCGTTGTAGTCGTTACCGTAGTCGTTGAGGTTGTGGTTGTATTCGTGGTTGTTGTAGGTGCCGGTGTCGTGGTAGTTGATATTATAGACGGTCTCCGCCTATTGTGCATATCAACAGGCAATCCGCCCGTATAAGATGTGATATCTTCCCAAATCTCAGCACAGGCCGAACCATCGGAAATCCATAAATCTACAAATTTAAGGTGCATGTACCTGTCTGCCGGTGTCTGTATTAGAATATCCCAGGGAGTGCCATAAATAAGCGTATCCAATGCCATGTGAGACGAAAAGGTGTGCCCCATGTGAATGGCACCCATATTATTGGTGACTACCCGCCCCGCGTCTGTCGCATAATCGGTATTATAATCGACATTTTCGTTCATTACCCTTAAAGTGCCATGTTTCATAGCAATCTCCTATTTATATGAAAAGGTATAATTATTTTCTAAGTAAGGGGAAGGCTCTTGCGAGCCCTCCTTGAAAACCCTATGCAAGTGTTAAATATGCACCCGTATCGATTGAGACATAATGAAATATCCAACCGACTGTGATTGTCTGCGCTCCGGACAATGTAAATTCAATCTGTCCGGCAGGAACAATTGAATCCCTGTTTTGTCCCTGTGCCGCACCCGCACTGACTCCAAACATAGCCGTCCCGATAGTACCGTCAATAGTAAGCAATGTATTCACTTCAAGCCCTGCTGCCGCCAAAACCCCACATATATTGCTGGTAGTCCCGACTGTGGGATTGGATTGTAAATGAATATTAGTTGCTCCCGATGCCCCAACCGTTATTATTCCCTGAACATTTCTGATAGCAACACGCCCGCCAATAACATTATATATTGGCGTAGAGCTTGCGCCGGTGAATATCGCGGCAGGCCGGATTAACGGAATACCATACATTGCCTGTTGGAGTGCTTCTAAAGTAAGCAAAGTCGCTTTAGCCATAATTTATCTCCTTGAATTTTAAAGTTCTTTTATATAGGGGGGATTTTCTCCCCCCTTACTATTATCAATTAGACAATAGCCGAAACAGGAACCTGTTGTTTGTATCTTTGTCTCGGAAGAATCACCAGAATGGCACGATTAACAGTAGTTGCATCAACACTCACAATATGCAATCGCACAAAATGATTCCCACGAGCCCCATTGACAATGGCGTTTGTTACTTCTGCCGGATCAACGGTAATTTCGTAAAGATCGTTTATCGCTGCTGTAGTTACAAATCCAGCCGCCGTTGCAACAGTTAAAGCACCCCACGTATTACCTGTACCAACCATACGCCGATACTGAAACGGAATCGCGGTTGTATTTCCAGGCCCGACAGTATCGCAAGCCTGAACCGTTACTGTCCCAGTTCCAACTGCACCGGCTCCCTTGATGAGAATAAATGTCACGCTATGTTGAAGCGAAACATTAATAACATCAGAATCACAGGCAATAGCCGCCAAATCAGCAGGCGGAAAACCTACGCACATATTAGCGTTTTCGCTAAAAATATAACCATCCATAAAACCTCTCCTTGTTTATTTTAAATATTCTGTTAATTACTAATTACACCCGCGCTGCAAGAAAGACATACGGACTCAGCGTTGCAGCAGAAGCGTCCGCCGGTGTTATCGGTGAAATCCATAACGGCTGACCGTCTACGCGCAATACAAAGCGCAAAACGGTTTCATCATTCAGGAATCTCACATGAATTGAACTGGCCTGATCTATCCCGCCCTTTTGTGCAAGTAAATACTGCGAAAGATCAAGAAAAGCAATGTCCCCAACCGTTCCCAGAGCGGAAGCATGCTCAATTACATTCACAGGTTTTCCGAAAAGGGTTCCGTAAGGGGCTGCCGATGCACCGTTCGCGGGCATGTAAACAGGTACTCCGCCAAAACCGACTGCCAGTGACATTGTGAAAAGCCAAGGTAAACAAGTTTGATTGATATACCACTCAGCTCTCGGCATTGAGCTTGCAACCATGCGGCTGTACATATTGACGATGTTCTCATAAACAACAGCACCGTTCGCCAGTGTTTGTCCGGCTTCTATAGGAACATTTATCGCTCCTGCGCTTCCCAGAATACCAACCGGCTGTCCGCCACCAGCGCCGCGATAAACAGCACTATCGAGCAACCATGAGAACTCTTCAGGAAACATTGACTGAACCAAACTCTGTAAGGCTGCCGCGTCCTGGATAAGCTCATCGGTTAAATAACAGAGAGCCGCGAGCTTTTTCAATTTGAGTTCAATCTTCCTGAATACAGGTTGTGCATGCTCTTTCAATCCACCTTCCTCCAGCCAGAATCCATTAAGCCCACCGAAACGGGCACCGGTAACTCTGGAAGTCTCAGCAATAGCGTTAAAATCTACTGCGTTTGAGTTTGAGCTTATAGTAATCTTTTTGCATTTCGGCGCAAGGCTCGCTAATTTGAATGTGGTTGTTATAAGCTCAGTTGCATGATCCGTAGTTACGAAAAATCCACCATCAGCAGGAACAAGTTCGCTCATTCCTGTAATAACACGCTTTTCAATAATAGCGCTTAAATCCTCTCCAAGAGGAATACTCCGGCGCTCGTCAGTCGATGGCTTTCCACCTTCCGGCTCGGTGGCTATTTCCGCATCAAGCTCCTGTTGACGAATTTCCCGATCAATCTCGACTTTTAATACGTCAACCTGTGTGTTTAACTCGCTCCAACGATCCCCCTCTGCGTCAGTCATTTTTTTGTCGGAACGCTTTTCGGCTTCGGAAGTTATTGATCGCATTTCGTCAATTAGCTTCTGCCTGTCAGCTTTCATCTTTTCAGTGTTCTTCATAAAAAACCTTTCTGTAAAATTGAAAAATATTTAAAAATCCTTTTCCAGCTCTTTTAATCTCTGATATTTTAATTTTAAATTATTAATAATAGCCTGTTTTTCTTCCTCAATCCTTTGTTCCGCCTCTTCGGTTGACCGCCTTTCCTCAGAATAATCCTCATAGTCATCTTTAACGGATCGCATATTTGCTTTTGAAGATGCGTATGCCGCAATATTCGATGGTGTAGGAGAAATTTCTATCAAGTCAACATCAATAAGCGTTCTAATTATTCTTTTATTATCTGATTCATCCCACTCATCTTTGATTTTTCTGAACCAAAAAGACATACCCCTAACATCACCCCTTTTAACTGATTCTGCCGCATCATTACCCCATGATGTATTTGGTAAATCAACCTCAAAATCAAGCCCTGAATCAGTTTCGGCAAGCCTTAAAGTACCGGCTCTCGTATTGCCTAATACTTTATCCATATTATGATTCCATACAGCAACAATTTCATCATTCTTAATTGTTCTTGTAAATGCTCCCTTTCTAACCTTCTCAAATACTCCCCCCAATTGAGGTATCACTTTTGAAAGTTTATCGAACTTAACAACGGTGCCATACATTGTATTTTTGTCATCAACCGTTCGTAGTTCGATTTTTTCAGCGTCAAAAATACTATTGGTTATTTTCATTCCGGCTCCTTTGTAGTGCCTATATCGACAGGTTCTTTTATTTTCGGCTCTTCGTTTATTTTACTTGCATCTTGCATGTTTAAAGGTATCATATAAATATTACCCTGCTCTCCAGGTAATGGGTTTGTATTTTCAATTTCCCTTATGTCATTCGCTGACATCCAGCCCCACTGGCGGGCTACAGAGTATGCGGTGAATCGCTCCGACTGTTTTCCCCTCAGCAAACCCTCTATTAAAAATTCGGCAAAATGTTCATCCTCACCAAAAAACAGTTTTTTATGTATTTCCTGTTCCCACTGGACAAGGTAAGGCCGTAATGTAAAGGTAACAAATCCTATTGTCATTTCCTCAATACCGGTTCCCCACGATGTACTCTTTTCAAGGTGTTGAATCATGTGTAAGGGTACGTTATATATCCTTGCTATTTCCTCAACGGAGAATTTACGGGTTTCAAGATACTGTGCATCTTCCGGTGGTAATCCTATACGCTCAAATTTCATGGCCTCTTCAAGAAGCATTAATCTATGCGCGCCGCCAAGGCCGGCGTATTTTGATAAATTTTCCCGTAAACTCTTTTCAGACCCTTCCTTTAACCGGCTCGGATGTGTTATAACTCCAGCCGGATTTGTGCCCTCTCCGAAGGTTTTTGCCCCAAATTCTAAAAGCGCCATTGACATTCCAATGGTTTCGCGATGTACCGCTATAGGCGACTTCCATTCATACTGACTTGATTGTAAAGATGGAAATACGATAACTTTATGATACGGTATTTTCTTTTTTCCGTCAGTGCCTAAATCAATTTCATAAAATAACCCGTCTTTTTTGGTTTTATTAATTTTAACTATCCAGGGCGGGATAGGCCACAACGCAACAGGCTGTCCGCGCTTAAATTCAATCTCCGCAATTCCCGCACCCCATAAATTTTGCTGAACACTCATTAAACTGATAAATTCAAATGAGGTTTGTAGTGGATTTGGCTCAGAATGCAATATTTTATACAAAATATGGTCTGTAGCACGCTCTTTTCCCCTCGGAACAAGCCTTTTATACGTAATTAAGGGCAAACTTGCCTGTGTCCATGCCAAAATTCGTATGCAGGCCCATACCGCCGTTACTGATAATGACAGGTTTTCCGTTACTACCGCCCCCGATTTAGTGGGGCCAGCGATTAAATCCGAAAATGACCAAGGGCTTTCACCGCTCAACCCGAATGGTAATGACCGTTTTTCAGTGATAAAATCAGTTAAAAACCCCATTATTTACCTTTTTTTGATGGTAAAAGTGCATAACAAAGCACGATTCCAGCCAAAATATAGGCCAAAGGCGCATAAATTGACCAAAATCCGTAAACAATAGATGAAACCCCGACAATAAACAGGAAGTCTAAAAGAATCTTTTTTAGGAAGGCTAAAATTTTCAAATTTCCCCTTAGTCCGGAAAGAAAAAAGGCCAGTACGTTGGTATGTCAACATACTGACCTTGTAATTTTCTTATTCATTGCAGGGAGCGACCCCACAACTACCGGATAGACAAAAAAGTCTATTTAAAATGTATAATACAATAAAATGTATTAAATTGCAACAACTTTTTTAAAATAAATAAAAAAGGCTACTATAAATTAATATAGCAACCTTTTTTCCACCGTTCTTTTTGTTAGGGTAAGGATTGTTATTTTTTACTTTTTCCTTTGTAATATTTACAAAATGGGCATTTGCTGTTTGGGTAATCCTCCCATTTACCGCCGCAATTCGGGCATACCCGATTTACAAATCTACCGCCGTGATTTGCACTTATACTACGCTTGAAATATAAATCTTTCTCATTCATACTTACCCCCAGGATCATCATTGATAATTACAGCATTTACATTGCCATTGGTACAATCACTAAAATATTCAACCCATTCCCGTAAGCCTTTTGAAATTTCCTTTGCTAAAGTATCGGTCATTATAATAACCCTCGCACCTTCCGGATTATCCCATTTGCTCCCTTGTCTCTTAGCCTTATCTAGGTCATCAGCTAATTTTAATAAGTCTATCATATAAAAATCACCCTCCCCGTTCCGTCTTTTTGTTTAACCATTGCCCGTACATGGGCGTTAATTGTCGCTGCTATCGGGTCTATATTTTCCTTGCTCTTTTTCTTATTCAGTATGATATTTTTATTCCTATCCACCTGGTCTGCAATAGCATTACCAACCGCCCACGTTAAAACAGGGTTTCCATCATGTATCACCCTTTTCAGATAAACCATATCCCGAAAATCCTTTGTGGGCTCTGATAATGTTTTTATCCCCTGGACAATTTCCACAACTTCATATCCCGAATCTATCAGGTCATTTCCTATCTGCAAAAACCCCCAGGGGTCTCCGCATATTTCCTCAATGTACCATCCGTTTTCTTTTGCTCTTTCAATAGCATAATCCCGAACCAGTCTATAATCAACTACCGGCCCCGGTGTCGCTGTTATCCATCCCCCCGCTATCCATCTATCATAAGGCACTTTTCCCATTTTCCTTCGCTGTGGCAAAGTGTCCTCTGGAAGAAATGAATGATTTAAGACATAATACTTATCATCAACGGGGAATTCAAATGTAACACTGGTTAAATCGATTTTTGCCGATAAATCAAATCCGATATAACATGACTTACCTTTTAAGTCGGGAATTTCTCCCTTACACACCGCCCATTTATTCATTGGCATATATGCGCAATCTCTCTCATTCACCCACACGTTCATACTCTTTGTGAGAAAATCCCGCATCTTATCAGGCTTATCAAGGGCAACCTGAAGCTCTGAACGTATAGAGGCCATCCCCTCTGCCGTTTTCGTGTTAATCGGATTGGCCTTTACCCATACCGATTCATCTTTTATATTGTCTATGAGTTCTCCTTCACCAATTTTCTGTCCGTCTATTTCTATCGGTTCCCCTGTTTCGTTTTTGTCCAATTCACATACGATTGCAAAGTATTGTTCATTCTCAATAGGGTTATCCGGATTAAGGATTTTAGAAACATAATCATACTCTGCGGTATAACAAGGATTGTTTAAATCAAATCCGGCAGTCGTAATAATCATAAGAATTGGCTGCACTCTCGTTTTCATGCCTGAAGTAAGCACATTATAATTTTCATCAGTCTCTTGCGCCTGATATTCGTCTAGGATGCCACACTGCGGATTGCTACCGTCACCCTTCTTTTTATCCTCTTCGCTCATTCGGATAAATGTACTATCACTTTTAATGTGCCTTATCACTCCATAAACTGTTCTGAATTTTTCTTTAAGTAATTCACCATCTATTTTTATTTTACACCGCCGAATTATTAAATCCGCTTCCTCCCAAACATATTTTGTCTGTTCTTTTTTAGTTGCAGCAACGAGAACTTCTGAACATGATTCCCCCATACAAGCCAGTTCATATAATCCTACTATAGCCAAGTCCTGCGACTTTGCATTTTTCCGCGCAACCTGATAATAAGAATACCTGAATCTACGGTATCCGGTTTCTCTATCTACCCATCCGTATATATTACCAAAGATAAATCTCTCAATAGGTTCCGGTATTTTGGGCTTGCCCGCTAACGGGCCTTTGGTATGACAGAACATTTCCATCCACAAGAAAAACCTCTCAGCCTTTTCCTCATCAAATTTATAGGGATAATCAGGGAGTGCTGACTTGTCCAAATCATTTAAAAACCGTAAACACGCCCACTTGTGCTTCTGGCAGGCAAGGATTTTGCCGGAAAGAATATCATTGCAGTAGTCTTTAATTTGTTTGAGGATCATTTTATCCTATCTTCCTTTATTTAATTTTCTTGAGGATTATTTTCATCACACCACATTTGTGTTTTAAAACATCTCGTTTTGTTCCTTTAAAATTACAGTTTACACAAATATATTTTCCTGTATATTTAAAATCAGGCGATGGTGTTGTATATATATTTTCACCTTCTTTTATTTTAATTGCTTTCAACTTATCTCCTTTTTAAATATTTCCAAACTGCTGTTCAATCTTGCTTGATTTATCAACCTTCGACTCCTGCTTCTTTCTCATGCCTTTAATCTTTGATACCGGATTGAGAAATAATCTATCTGACAAAGGAAGCATTAATTTTACCTGAGTATCTATGGCTTTTTGAATATCACAGACAAGAGCTAAAACAACAACCGCAGGTTCTTTCTCATTCTTTTTAATTATTTCTGCCTTTGCTTTTTCCAATCTTACCACCGTTGCATAACTCATGCAGTATTGTTCAATCGCTCCACTATCCGAATCAGAAATAAAATCTATGTCATATTCCAAGTAAGTTTTAATAAGCGCATTCCATTTTTTCAGCGCAATATCATCGGCCTGTATCATTTCAGAAGCTTCAAACTTTTTGCCACCAAGTTTTATCTCAGATTCGGCAATATCCTTCAACTGCTTCTTAGTTTTACGATTCTTATTACCCTCTAAAAGCTGTAAATATGCCGGTGTCGGTGTTTTACCCTTCATAAACAATCACATCCTTTAAAAAGCTTAAATAACGAATTTCATACACGGAAAAG